CAAGGGCCAAGTCAATGGCACCATCGCCAGCGTCGTCGTAGGTCGCCGTAATGCCCGTATGAGAGCCGTTGGTGGCTAACTGGGCACCTGTGATGTCTTCTACGTTCTCAGTCACCAGAGCAAGGTCTATGGCGCCGTCACCGGAATCGTCATATGTGGCCGTGATGCCAGTATGCGACCCGTTTGTTGCCAACTGGGCTCCAGAAACATCTTGTGTCGCCTCAGTAAAATCTGTTACTGCTGTTGATGGGATAGCGATTGTTGTGGCAGAAGCAGCACTCAAACGACCGTAAGCATCCACCGTAAATGTGCCCGTTGCGGTAGCACTTCCATAAGAACCGGCTGAGACGCCAGTCGTGGCCAAATCAATATTGTCAGCATTCGTAACGATGCGAGCAGCGCTTGCTGTCCCTACGTTGATTGTGTTCCCACTTATCGCCACACCAGTACCAGCAGTAAATGCTTGAGTACCAGTGAACTGGGTGAACGTAATGTCGTGAGTACCCACAGTATGTGGATCACTTGTGGATGTGACGACGAATCCTTGCCCGCTGTTGGCGGAACCAGATAGAACATACACAGATTCGCCTGATTTGATCTGCCCTGTTGGGCTTCCATCAAAGTCAACGGCACGAGTCAACACCCATGCGGCTGATCCATCTGTTCCTTGTGTGGTCACATCATAAAGACCATTTTGTAATGCGCTTGACTGGTCCTGGACCAGTACCCGATCCCCTGTAGTTGCGTTTGACCCATCTACGACGAGCCTCGCATTAGAACCTGCGGTAAGAGTAGCCCCTACCCCAGAAGTCCCATTGCTGTAAGTCGGCGAGTTAGGAAGAGCAGCAGCGGTACCCAACTTGACGGCTTCATGCCAGTTAACAATGCTTTCCTGATCCACCCATTTAATGCCAGCGGTTTGGGCGCTATCAGCAACAAGAACCTGTCCATTTGAGCCAACGGCAACTCTAGCGACAGTGTTATCTGCGGAACCTACAATGAGATCACCTTTAGCATCAATCAGGGCAGTGTCAATTGACCCTAACCCACCATAACTAAGCGATGTCCAAGCAGTGCTTCCGTCCCCGATCTTATACTTCGTAGTGTCCGACTCTAAAGCAAATTCACCGTTCGCTAATGTCGGATTGTTGGATGTCCAGTTGGATGCTGTGTCCCTTCTGAACTGAATTAGTGCTGGCATAATTTTCTCCTATAGTGACGCGCCGTTAGCGCCACCGTCTGCTGCTATTTGATACCTGATCCAAGCCGCCGAATCCCCACCATCCGCATCGGTGAGAGACATGGCATTACTTGCATTCCAGGCACTGTTCGCTCTGAAATACAGAGCCTTGTTTGTCGTGTCTACTGCGATAGCACCATCGGCTAAAGCGCCAGTGGGTTTACCTGAAGTAGTAAGGGTGATAAGGCCAGCGGCACCTTCAAACGTATCATCAGTCTTCAAAGCATTTGCTGCTGACCGATACAAGGTGACATCACCGGCACCACTGCCGGAACCCCAAGTCAATTTGCCACCAGCGTCAACTGCGATTCTGGCATTGGAATCGCCAGAAACAAAAACGTCTAATGCTGTCGATGCAGCGGATGCAAATGTTTGAGCGGTTATCCGCTCTACAAACTTGGGCATAGCCTCAACTATTCCTTATTCTTATTGGCCCCGCTCTACCCCGCAGGGCAGTTAAGGGATCTGGTTATTAACCGATGACCACCACTTTGTAAGCGTTGCTCGCCGGGGCCGAAGCGAATGAAACTGTCACCTGGCTGGTGGAGTTACGATTCACGTTGGCAAATACTGTGTCATTTGTTGATGCGTCGTAAACCTCGACTGTTACGTCGGTGGTTGATCTGTTATGTGTTATAGCGAATGATGTAGCGGAACCGTCACCTATTGTTGCGGTGACCTTCTCGATGACTCCAAGGTTGCTCCTAGCGGTGGCCGCATCTGATGCTCCAGTACCACCGTGGGCTACTGCGACATCGGTGCCTTCCCAGACACCAGTGGCAATAGTGCCGACAGTTGTGAGTGATGAGTTGACAACCGAAGAACCGAGAGTGGTGTTAGTTAGAACACTTGAGCCATTGATCTTGTAGTCGAAGGTGGCTGCGACATTGATGTTCTGGTTGAAGTCCCATGAATCGGAATCATTTTCCCAAAGGATTGTCTTGTCAGTCGCACCTTTAAGTGTGATACCACCACCATCAGCAGTGGTGTCGGATGGACTAGCGACAGTGCCAAGTTCGATGTTTTTATCATCAACTGTCAGTGTCGTCGAGTTGACTTCAGTGGTTGTGCCGTTGACAGTTAGGTTACCTGTAACAGTTAAATGTTGTCCGATTGTTACGTCGTCAGGAAGACCGACAACAAGAGTGCCAGCCCCATCCGTGTAAGTAACTGATACTTCGTTTGCTGTACCAGAGATAAGGGCACCAGCAACATCCTCTACGGCTTCTTGGAAGTCTGTAACTTGAGTATTTGGAATTGCTATGTTGACATCAGCGGCGGCGGTTAAACGACCTTGAGCATCAACTGTGTAAGTCGGAATAGCGGTCGCACTGCCATAAGAATTTGCGGTAACCGAAGTATCCGCAATGTTTAACGTGACGTCTCCCTGGACGCCACCCCCCGAGAGTCCCGTGCCCGCAACGACAGATTCGATATCGCCTTCAGCGAGGTTTATCCATGAACTGCCATTGTAAAAATTGAGGGTGTTGTTCGATGTGTTGTAGTACATCTGCCCAGTGACTGGGCTCGCAGGGGCACTGGCTAGATTCTCTATGCGAGGTTTAATTAACTGGTTTTGGTTGAGGTCAAGATTGACCAAATACTTCGGCATTTAGGCTCCTAGCAGCGTATAAAAAAACAAATCTCTACTAAGAAAGATACGCCTTTCCGCCGAACGATTGTGCGAAGGTAATCGTCAATGCGTCTGTACTTGTGTATACCACGTCGCCATAGCAGACATTATCGGAAGTATCGACCACAAAAACACTGGGCCTAAAGCCTAAATTGTGCGTTACTGACCAAGTGGTAGCGGGTGATTCTTGAGTATGTGTATACGCTGTTTGGTCAGCAATTGATGATGTTACATACGCTTGAGTCGCATAATTATACGATGTGATTGGATTAGTCGCCGGGGTGATATCTGCTAAATCTAAAGTCCCACCTACGGCAGTAGCAGGAATTGCAATGTTGTATTTATTCTGCCCAGCATTATTGATATTCTCAGTTACTTCATAAGTGACACCAGTTGGTTGCGTTGTCGTATCATCAGTAGCGGTGAGTGACACACTGATAGTCCCAGAACCGTTCAAAGTACCTGTAACTAAAGTCGGTGCAACAATTTGATTGTTAGATGAATCGGTCATCGTCGTTGAGGCGATAAAAGTCACATTGCCGCTGGCCGCCGTAGTGCCATCTGCCTCCTTGTAGGTGCCTGTCACGGTGATTGTTGTAAAAGCCATTAGTTTGAATGCACCACATCTACTGTCAGAGCGTGATGACAGATATCTTCTTCTGGTTCAGTTAATCGTTGGATGTCATTAACTCTACATCTGAAGATTGTTTTATCAGCCCCAGTAAGAGTAGCGCCATCTAAGGCCGCCAATAAAGACTCAACAGTTGTCACATTTTCATTTTGTAAAGATTGCCACAGGTCAACCTGCAATTCTTGGAGACGTGCCATGACGACCCCGTCTCCCTGTAATTCTGGAGTGCGAGACATATCCGACTTGAAAGTTATGAAAGGTAGAGAAGCATCATCAGGGGCATAATCTCGGTACACGCTTGTAGTTATCCCAGAAATGTTTGCCGATGTTATGGCGGTTCTAACCGCAGAACCCACACTAGCCACGACGGGACCCCTCTCGTCCAAACGTAGTTATAGGAAGTGCTGTCATTCTTGCTCCAGCGGCCGCACGTTCAGCGGCCACAAATCGTGCCTTGGTGTTGCTTTTGATTATTGTCAGTATCATCGGGTTTCGTCGGGTGGGGCCCCAGTTGGGGCGTGGGGAAATCTTTGAAGTCCCATATTCGAGATCTGCTGCGTATGGGTTGTGGGTATAAACCTTGATTTCAACCCTTCCAAAACCTTTAACAAATTGACCATTCACGGGGTTTCGCCCAGGTTTTCTGCTAACTGAGTGTCTAACGCTGTCCCTCAAATCTCCAGTTTGTGCTGCTGGAGGACTACCCGGAACTGATGCTCTTGTTCTTATGCCTGTCCTGGGGTCCTTGTATGGCCTCCCAGTTCCGATCATGGAGTACTGTGTTTTAAGGTGGCTCGAGTAATAATTGCCTATGTAAACACCTGCTGTTCGCAAACCACCTAAAGCCCCAGCATTGAAAACCCGCAAAGCATTTGCAACAATCGCCGCTTGAAGATGCCCAGCGCCGACTGGCATACTCATATGTCCTGTAAACATATTTATACCGCCCTAGAGCCTGACAGGAAACACCTGTAGTGCATTGGAGTGTGTTGCACCCCTTGAACTGTCCATGTTCCGTTAAGGAATGAATCCATGCCAGATGCAACAATCTCCGTCCCCACGCTAACCGTTGTCCCAACAGGAAGCCATGCGATTGCTTCTGGCAATGAAGAACGCTGGCCTCTATCCTCCATCTCTTGAGGATCAGCGTTACGGATCATAATTCTTCCACGTACCGAAACGTCATTATTTGTGTAACTGATTTGACCTTCAGTATTCACTGTGGGGGAAGTTTTACTTCTCACTGTCAAAGTATGGGAGGCGCCTCTCATTAGTAAACCCCTCTACGCCTATACCTCCGCACCCAACGAAGATCCTCGTCGGAAAAGCCCGAAGCCCCCGCATTAGCAAAAGTCATATCCACGCCTTCAGCCTTTAACCGTTGCAAGCCTTGGGCATCAGCGAGAATTTGTGACATCTCTCGAGCCGTGACACGAAGCATTAACGCTTCCAGTTGTTGCTGTTCGGTGGTGGACATACCTGCTGTATAGGTCACAAGAGCACTGGTGCCCTGTGTGGTAGCGAATATACCGTCGATCCCCCAAGTGTAAATATCGAAATCTGAAAGTGTTTGGACGACCTCAGAACCGAGGTCCCCAATCTTTAATTCAGTGACAGAAATGACAGGGTACTCTTTTAAAAATATCTGTTTTTGATTTCTCTGTAAGATGTGGGCTTCAGCGGTTACTGACGTCCCAGTGAGGGATCTATTTAAAATACCTGAGAGTTCCCGCTCTAATGCGCCAATCATCGTATTGGCCGCCGACTGCTCACCCGTCGTGAACGTCTTGTTCATGTAGGTTGCAAGATCTTGATAAGTAATGATGGCCATGTGCCTAGCCTACGCTCTCTTATGGTCTAGGTCGATTAGGCTTCGCCTACCTCTAGCATTCTTTTTGCTCTCAGTATTAAAAGCCTTTCTCGGGTGCTTTTCCCTCCCCATATACCATAACGCTCATTGTTCCCTAACGCATATTCTAAACACTCTCTTACTACCGGACATCTAGAACAGAGTTCCTTGGCTGCTTTGAGGGATTCCGTATCTCCAGGTGAAGGGAAAAAGATTGATGGGTCCTCAATGTTTTTACACAAAGCCCCTTCTTGATATTGGGGTCTCTCAACAGCCAATATCCGATCTGAGGTATCCCATCCCCCAGAGCCAGCCTGAGACGTTAAATATGAATCATTCCAGGCCATACCTATATTTTGGCACGTTACATTTGTGTATCAGTCCCTTTAGGGGCGCGTAAGTTAGTACATTTTAGCGCAGGTGCCCCCAACACGCTTTACTTGGATTCCAATGATGCCTACCCGAGTTATAAAAAAGATGGCTGGCTACGCCAACCTGGGCTTTTAAGTCGTAAATATCCCACCCCTCGAAATCGGCGGCGGCGGACCTAACTTTCCAATAGCGTGCTAAATGCTGGAAGGCCCCAACGGCGAGCGCAGAACTCACCGCCTCATTGTGAGTGTGATGGGGCAAAGCACTACTCTCACAAAAGGCGATACGAAGGGCGAGAGCCCTGTCGTTTGGCAAAAAGTATTGGTCTACAAGTTCTTGGAGTGTTGGCCTATCTTCCCAATAATTACCCAAATACTCATCAGCAGGTTCTTCCTCATTTGCCTCTAAATACCAATCAGCCCTCCCATTGAAATGTTCAAGCGCTTCTGTCGTGGAGCCGAACCAAAGCATATGGGCTTTCCTGGTATTGGGCCCATAGATGCCATCTACTTGGCTCACCCCTAACATTTTTTGTAATTCAACTATGTGTGAACCACGCTCATAATAACGATACATCTGGTCAATCAAATAAGGAATTTCAGGTTCAGCGTCCCCCACTTCAAACTCAATTAAATCATCATGGGTGTAAGACACCACAATTGATTCAGGCTCAAATTCTTCTTTTACTACCTCATCAACTTTAAAATAAGTATGGGGCACTTCTTCCCGTATTGGGAAAATAGGTTCCGTGGTGGTAGTGGTTTGATAATAATTAGGCGGGAAACCCCTCCCAAACGAAGCGCTGACACTTCTTGTTTCTTCACTTACATCTGCACTTGCATCGCCTCGCCATGCCGGGTTAACCGTTTCGGCCACCCACGCCATAACCATCAATACAGTTATTACAACAACCAGATGCGTCGAAAATCCTCTAGATATTTCTTTCATGGATCGAATGTTCCCCTCTTAGGTTTAAGTCTTGCTGTAAGGCCGAGGCTTGTCGCATCAGCCGGATTCAAATGTTTCCAATCGTGATGGGCCCTGCATAAAACCTGACAATTGTCAGGATCTAACCAATCCCCGCCGCGACCCCTCCCGATGATTTCATCTACATCTAGAGGACCCCAACACTCTACCTCGGTAACTAGATGTTTAGCAACACATTTGTACGCATCCCGCTCAAGAACTTCTTCCCTCACGTTCTTGCGTGCTGATAACTCAGCCTTGCGTCTTGCGCTGGCCCAGTTAAGTGGTTTTTTCCTCTTCAACGGAGTGTTACGCCGTAGAGGTCCCCCTCTTTTCAAAGATATAATCCTGTGATGGGCATTATTATCTTCCTCTCTGTCGTAATCGCTGCGTTTTCGCTATATCTATTAGCCATAATCCACGCTGTCCGATTCAACTATAGGATAAGTCAAGCGGCAAAAGCCGCATCAGAAAAAAGCCTTACACAAAAAGAAGACTTTTTAGAAGAGCCTCTTATGTGAGGATGCGCTTATTCGCTGATTACTGTCGGGTCGTACAACCTTTGCCTCTAATGCAGGCATACCTGCTGATTCAATAGGGAGAACCCCGTGTTTGCGTGCGACCTCAGGGGTCACTCTTTCACCTTTACGTGCCAACAGAGTCCTAACTCCGTCTTTCTCTTCAAAGAGATCACGGTCAAGGACAACAGTTAGTTTTGTTTCTGGTGCTATGTCTTGTAATTCCATAATTCTTAACCTACCACATTAAAAAGACCCCCTCCGAAGAGGGGGCCTTTTAATTGCTCTGGGAAAGAGCAGTGGTGGCTTAGATGCCTGTCACCGTGCAGAAAGACTCTGGGCGCTTCACTGCAAGAGCGATGCGCTCTTCGGCAAGAATTGCAATTGCATTTCTTACGAAGAAGTCACTGTGGTTCTCAGATACCCGGATGTTGCCCTCCATGCGATCATAGAGTGCTGCACCAATGCCGAAGGAACCGATAAGAGCGGTACCGGCAGTGATTGCTGCTGTTTCGACAACTGGGAGTCTCCAAATACGTGCTTCGGAGCCCAATGCGACTGATGCAGCCATCATGTGACGGTTTTGCCCATCTTTTTCCAATTCGACCTGTTCCATGTCGTTCGGGTGCATAATCACGCCAGTTGCCTCGTAGTAAGCGAGAGCAATCTTTGTGATGGCTTTACGCATTGCATCAATGCGTGTGTCCGAACCCATAGCCTGGGTGCTGATACCGGATGTTTGGGTTATACCCGTGAGGTTGGTTCCGGTTCCGTCACCATTAAGGATTTGGTCATCCTCTGTGAGACGAAGGCCGTAAAGCAACTCGTTGTCAATAATGCCACGCATTGCTGGTTCATCTGCAAGCACGTTACGGTGTGCAACTTCGTAGTGACCGATGTTGCGAACCGGAGCCTGCGAACCGGCGATGGTAAGCGTTGACTGTGGGTAAGTAGTAAAGGTTTCAGGAGATCCTGAACGCTCTGCTGTTGTAGCGGAGTTGTTCGTGAATCCTGTTACCCGGAAATATTCCACCAAGTTGGTGGCTGTTTGCTGTACGTTGAACAAGTCACGTACACGCAATGCACGGTGTGCTCTTTCCACGATTGCGTCACGTTGTGGTGTGCCGAATTGTGAAGGTGTGCCTGAAGGAAGAGTGGTGTACACATCTTTGCGTTGCCACATTCCACCAAGGTCACCCTTGACTTGGAATGGGACGTGCATGGTGTAACCATTCTGCCCACCGTTTAGGTATTTGAATTCGTCCGAATCGACGAAAGACTGACCGACAGAAGTAATTTCATTTACTTCTTTAACTTCTGCGTGAACCTCTGGCTCTTGAGAAGATGCAGAAGCCCAGTCCTGCATTTCTTTTTGGCCTTCCAAGGCTTCGATCTGCTCGCGCAGATCACGTGCCTTAGCGAGATTTGTGCGGAAGCCTTCGATGTGCTTTCCTTCGACCTGGACATCTGGTCCGCCCTCTTCGCGATTTGCCTCTGCATGGTCAACGATCATGTCGTTTTCAGCAAGGGTGTCACGGAGAGCAGATTTTAGTTCCCTTAAGTGGGAATCTTGTACTGCCATGTTGGTCTACCTCGTGTTAGTAGTTGAATATATGTACACGAGGTAAGCACCTCGCTTTACTTATCGTGGCACGAGTGTGCGTGTAAATGTTGAAGGGTCAACCTATACGTTGCTATTACCATTAAACGACTTGACTATAGGGCCGTCATAGGCATCGAACAAAGATACACCTAAGGGAGTTGCTGGCTTATAGACAGGCTTTTCCATACCTATAGGGAAGCGATGGAAGATCCGATCCCCAACATCCCACCCACCAGTAAAAGAATGTATGAAACATCTATTGTCCCAAACCAAAAAATCGCCTTCGTCCCAACGCCACCAAATCCAATTATCCTGGTTCTCGATTTCACCCCACATCCATTTCATTAACTCCTGGAACTCTGGGGGTGTGTCATTATATTGTTCATT